GGCTTCTCGTCGAGAACAGCTTGATGTCGAAGTAGTCGATGCCCGGAACCGTCTTATGCAGCTCGTCGGTGAACCGCTGCGGGACAACGGCGTCCCCGGCTCCGACATCCTCCATACACTGGAGGATGACCTCTTTGATAAGCTCGACGTAGTTGGTGGGCGGGTTCGTCTGGGTGTTCAGCGTAACTCCCACTTGGAACCAGATATAGACATCGGTCGGGCGGTTGAACCTGATGTCGATGTCCTCTCCGTACAGCCCCTTCAGCGTAACCGTCACACCGTTCTCACCATCGACGCAGTAGGTGCTGATGCCCCCGGTCTTCTTGTCGAGGATTTGCTGGGCGATTTCCGTCTTGTCGCCTCCGTCCACGACCACCTCGATGCTGTGCGGTGGTCTTCCTGCGTCGTCCGTGACATTGGTGTCGTTCTCGTACACGGCGACGCTCAGAACGCCCTGCACATTCTCCAAAATGGCGCTTCGGATGCTTTCAGCCATTCTGGAGGAGTTGTTGAATATCTTGTCGATGTACGACTGCCTTGCCTCCACATCGGTCTCGGTCAGGCGACCAGCGATGTACGAGCCGACATTGACCACCGATTGCAGTCCGGCGACGGACTTCACAATCTTCGTGACCACGCCGTTCGGGATGATGATGTCACCATACTCCTCGGTCGGGAAAACCACCACGCTGGAGACCGTCTCGGTCGTCAGGTTCTCGGACAGCACCATCACATTGGAGCTGGTCTCGTCCACCGCCTCGATGGTCAGCTTGCCATCACCGTAGACTGCGGTGAAGTCCTCGCTCGTGATGTTTGCCGCCAGCTCCTCCAGCGTTGCCCCGGAGTATAGCTCACCGTTCAGGACGATGCTCACCACGGCGGTGTTGCTCTCTGAGGCCGTCACCACGACCGCCTTATTGAAGCTGGACCGGGAGATGGATGCGTCGGCGTCCAGCACGAGGTTGGTCGCCGGGTTCGTGTCCGTCGCAATGAGTGTTCCAGCCGGGATGGTCGTGCCGTCCAGACCAGTACACAGGATGGGATAGTACGACTTCGCTGGCATCTCTCGTGTGACGCCGCTGAATTGCAGCACATTGTCGAGGCTACTGCCCTCCGCAGAAGACGGGTACTGCGAGTAGTAGACATCTACGCCGAACTCCCACAGCTCCGCAATTCTGTCAGCGATGTTGGTGAGCAGGTGGTTCAGCAGGGACTTCTGGTTCTGCTTCGTGTTCACGCCAGTCTTCTCGGTCATCGCCGTGTGCATTTCGTCAAGAATTACGTCGAGGCGCTTCGGGTTTGGGCCGTTCGGCGTAAGACCGTATTCTGCCATATCGTTACCTCCTCTCTGAAAGTATCTTCGTCGGTGCTGAAGGTGACTGCGATGGAGGCGCTACGGGTCTTCTTGTCCACCGTCAAGTCGATGGCGTTTACATCCGTTACGCCGTCTACCTCCATGACCGTTTCTCTGATAAGGTGTCTGATTTTTGCTTCGCTGGGGTTCTTGACGAACACTTCCTCGAAGTATGGGAAGCCGATGTCTGGTCCCAGCCTCCATTCCTCAGCGAACCACAAGAGGCGGACTCGCACCGCCTGATTTATGCTATCCGTGATGGAGATGTCGCCCGTGTCGGAGATTTCCAAGTCCCCGTTGGCGTCGAGTTTCAGGTCTGTCATGTTTCTCACCCCCCAATGAAGACATCCCCGCTGCCGCCCGATATGGCCCCGGAGCCGCTGTGCGGCGTGAGGGCGTCTCCCAGACGAGCGGCGGGTTTGCCGTTGATGAATACCGAGCCGCTGCCAGCAGCTACCACGCCAGTGGAGCTGCCGCAGCAACCGTCTCTTTCCGTTGTGATGCTGCCGACCGTTGCGGCGGGTCTGCCGTTGATGAACACATTCGGGGAGCAGCCACCGCTGATTTCTCCCGTGAAGGGCAGAGGCCCATGCGGCGTGGCATGACCGCTGTGTTCACCAGCCGTCGTACCAGCCACCGGGTCGTCCAGTCTTGCTGCCGCTGGCATATCGTCTCCCCCTCTCAGTTCAGGTTGACCTGTCCACCAGTGACGGTGAGGTTGCCGACGATGTAAACGCCGTCCGCCTTCACCTTCAGCTTCGTGCCGCCGTTCTG